CAATGGCGTGATTCAATCGTGACACTCGCTCTCGGCACACGACTGGTATCGAACGGCGGGGGTAATGTTACCCCTGGCGATCTACCTATCCTGCGCCGGGATCTGCTTCAGGAGGACGACTTCTTCGTTCTGCTGGAGGATGGTGACAAGATCGTCATCACGTTTGGGACTTTTGATTCTTTGGACTTGGAGAACGGGGATTTCCTGCTCCAAGAGGACACGAGCAAACTCATCATTCAATCTAACTAACAGTTTATGGCAGATACAAAAATCACAGCACTGACGGCGATCACGACCGTCGATCCCGCAGTGGATGTCCTTCCCATTGTCGATATCAGTGATACGACGATGGCTGCATCGGGCACCACCAAGAAAATCACCACCAACCAGATCCTCGGCTCCGGCGGCACCGCCACCCTCGCCAGCGCCACCATCACCGGCGATCTGACGGTGGATACCTCGACGCTGAAGGTTGATGCGACGAACAATCGGGTGGGTTTTGGAACCTCCACTCCTTCTGCGGATGCTGAGTTCTACAAGAGTACCAATGGCCAGAATCGTGTTTTAATAAACAATCCAAGCACTGGTACTTCTGCATACAGTTCGATTGATTTAACAACCGGAACCACCGGAGGAAAAATCCTTCAGCTTGGTTCTGGATACAGTGGCGCATATCCATACATCACTGGATCAACTGTTCTTCAAAACGATTCTATTGGTGGTATTACGTTGCATTCTGTTGGACCGTATCCGATCTACTTTGGTACGAACAACACGCTGAGAGCCACCCTCGACTCCTCCGGTAACCTCGGCCTCGGCGTGACTCCGAGTGCGGGTGGCGGCGTTCTCCAACTCAAGAGCGGCATCACCTTCCCAGCCACTCAGGTCGCCTCATCCGACGCGAACACGCTGGATGATTATGAGGAGGGGACGTTTACGCCGACCATCATCGGAACTTCAACGGCTGGAACAGGAACTTATTCAGTTCAATCTGGAACATACACAAAAGTTGGAAGATTAGTGAGTTGCCAGATTTTTTTGGATTGGACCGCACATACCGGAACCGGAGATATGCGTATTTCTGGACTTCCTTTTCAAGTTTCAAGCGCATCAAATTACTTTGCGGCCGCCGCCATTGGATATTTCAGCAATGTTTCTCTATCAGCAGGAAATATCGCAACAGGCTATGCCATTAACGCAACGAGCGTGATAACGCTTGGGCAATATCCGACCGGAGGTGGGGCGGGGGCTGGCATTGCAATGGATACTTCTGGAGAAATACTTATTTCGGTTACTTACATTGTCTAATCCTATGCTCACCGAACGCTCTATCTTCTCGCTCTGCGAGGTTCTCCCCAACACGACGCTCCAAGTCCGTCTTGCGGACCAGATCGTAGATGGAGAAGCCGTGAAGGCTTCCACATTCCGCCGCTATTGCCTCGCTCCCGGCTCCGACCTTACGGGTCAGCCTGAGCAGGTTGTAGCGATTGCCAACGCTGTCTGGACTCCTGCCGCTGTCGCAGCCTACGCCGCAAGCCAAACCCCTAGCCCCACCATCCAATGATCGTACCAGTTGATATCGTCGCAGTGCAGGTTAATCAGAACAACTCGCTGTTCGTGACGACCGGAACGGATTACGACAGCGATGGCGCGGTTGTCGGGTCTGAGATTACCTCGCAGTACACGCTCAATCCCGGCGACTCGCTGGAAGGTCAGCCGATTGAGGTGGTGAATATCGCCAACGCGCTGTGGACTCCGGCGGTTGTGGAGGCTTACAAGCTGGCGAATCCGGTCATCGCTCCGCCGCTGCCGTGGGTGCCGAAGGTTTCGGTTTTGGTTGCGGAGGAGGCTGCTGTCGTTGAAGCTCCGGTCGCCTAATATGGAAATCATCGTCAAGCTGACTCAAGAACAAGCCAACGGTTTGCTGCAACTCATCGACATTGCGGTCAAAGCCGGTGGTATTCAGAACGCAAAAGTTGCTCTGCCGCTTGTTGACCTAATCGTCAACGCTGCTCAACCTAAATCCGAGTAATGCAAACCGATACCAACAGCAACAGTGGGGTTGGAATCTCTCTGGCTACCGCTGCCGCTGCTGGTGCGGTTTCTTTGCTTCCGCAGCTAACACAGTGGTTCCAGTTTGGGGCCGCTGTGTTGGCTTTTGTCGCTGCTGCAATTGGACTCTGGAAAGCTCTAAAAAAATGAACTGGAAAACTACTCTTGCCGGTGTTGGCGCAATCATGGTTGCCGTTGGTGGAGCGTTGAAAGCTCTGTTTGACGGCGACCCGTCCACCAACATTGATCTTGCTGCGACCATTGCCGCTGTGACCGTTGGCTTTGGTTTGATCGCTGCTAAAGACGCAGATAAGAAACCCAAGTGAACTGGATCTACCAGATCCTGAAGGCCCTGCTGGACTGGTTCCGAGAAACACCACCCACCAACATTCAACATGGAAAAGCACCCGAGGATCTCAAGAACGGTCTGGCTGATCGTATTGCTGGACTGCCTGGGTTGCCAAGTGACAAAGGTGGTAATGGTCCCGCACGGTGAACCAGTGATGCTCGCAAAACCAGTGAAAGCCAGCGTGTACGCTTTTGACCAAGACAAGAAGCTTGTCGGGCCGTCCAAAGTGACGCTCCCGGCTGGCTGGTACGTTCTCCCAAAGTAACCCATAGCCAATTCTCACTATGTCGATGACAAATGCCGCAGAGGCGGAAATCCTTGATCTCATATTCCTAAACTCCGATTGGGCAAACATCGGAAACGCTACCGGAATCAGAGGTTCTACATCCGCTGGATCTTTCTTCATCAGCCTGCACACCGCAGACCCCGGAGAAGCAGGGAATCAAAACACCAATGAGGCAAACTATACCGGATATGCTCGAATTGCAGTGGCCCGCTCAGCATCTGGATTTACGCTCTCGACATCCACGATCAGCAACTTTGCCCTTGTTCAGTTTGCTCAATGCACCGGTGGCACCAACACCCTGACGCATTTTGGAATTGGCACCGACTTGTCCGGTGCTGGAAACCTCATCTTCAAGGGATCGCTAACGTCTTCCCTTTCAGTTTCCACCGGTATTCAACCGCAGTTCGCCGCAGGTGCGCTGACTGTTACCGTTGATTGATCATGTGGACTACTTCTGCCCACATTGCTTGAGGCCATTATGGCCAACAGATGAGGATGCTCAAAGCATCTGCGAAGAGCATCCAGATGGAGTTCCGCAAGCTGATTTAGTTCCACGCAACCCTAAAATTGAGGAGGAATAATGGGTTTCACCGGAATAGTATCGCTCGCCGAAGCACCGACCTGGCAGTCGTTCTTCTTCAAGACAAGCTCTCCAGCAGGAGTCGCAGGACGCTGGTACGACGCAGCCGTCGGGGCAGGCATCCCAGTCTATCAGGCCTACGTCGGCCAACAGTACGAAGCCACTCTCCTCATAGGTGAGTCCAATCGAGGAATCTACACAGGCCCAACACCATCGGCAGGCCAGACCAAACACCTCTTCGCACTCTCAGCAGGAACATCCACAGCATCAGTCCCATTGACCATGCTGCTGGCCGACTACCTCATGTTCTATCCGCTGATCGACATGGATTCGCTCGATCCGCAGGACATGATCAACCCGGTCAGCATATCTAGGTACACCTCAGGTGAAGGCGTCCAAGCCTACCTCGTTGTCGCAGCTCCAATGAGTTCAAGTGGAACAGTCACCGTCACCTACACCAACAGCCAAGGAACAGCCAACAGGACAAGCACATTCGGAATCGCTTCAACCGGAACCATTGGGAGAATCGCAAACAACATCAACTCAACCTTGGACGCAGGAGCAGCATCACCATTCATCCCGCTCGACAACGGAGACAAAGGTATCCGAAGCATCCAAAGAGTCACCTGCAACGCCAGCATGGGCGGTTTCTGCCACATCGTTTTGGTCAAACCGCTTGCAACTCATGTGATTCGAGAGCAGAACACCGAGGCAGAAACTGTGTTCTTCACGCACAAAGCCAACTGCGTACAAATCCAAAACAACTCCTACTTGAACTTTTTGATACTCAACAATACCTCTTCATCTCCTGCACCGCTGAGGGGATTCCTGCAATTCACCTGGAACTAACATGGGCTTCTCTTCAATGGATGATCTCATCAACGAGATCACGACAAATGGAAAGTTCAATCGAACCGATTGGAACAAGATCACCGGTGCGGCTGCGTACACCGCAGGACGGTGGTATGATTTCAGCGGCTTAGCCGGAAGCCCAGTCGCAAACGCATTCACTGGAACCGCTTTGGCTTGGAAAAGCTGCGACGAAACTACCGGGAACGGCACTCAGATATTTGGAATTCGCCACGGTGGAAACGTCAGCCCGGATACCAAGCACATCCTTAACGTCTCGGCTGTCACTGGCGTTGCCACCGGCGTTCCGGCTCAACTCATGCTGGTCGATCTTCAGGGTTATTGGCCCGGCATTTCTACCGCCGTAGCCACCGCCCAGACGCTTACCGGAACTCCCACGCTTCGATATACGAATGGTGCTGGTTGTAGGCTGTTTTTTGTTCAAAACGTTACTTCTGGTGCCACCGCTCATAACATCAGCTTGAGCTACTCGAACACCACTCCCACATCGGGCAGAAATATGCCGGTCACCGTTTCGATGATCGTATCTGCGATTGCAGGCCACATATCCCATTCTGGAACTTCCGCAAACAATTACGGACCATTCCTTCCTATGGCTTCGGGAGATACCGGAGTTTCAAATGTGGCAAACGTCACTTTCTCAGCGGCATCTGGTGCCGGTTCTGGTGCCCTCTGCCTTGCCCGACCGCTGCTGACTCTTCCGATTACCACGGCTTCAGTGGCTGCTGAACGTGATCTTCTCAACCAGTTGCCAAGCCTTCCTCGTGTGATGGATGGAGCTTGTCTTGTCTGGCTCTATTTCGCTGGAGCAGCAACCGCTGCTGCCAGCAACTTCTATGGCGGAATCGAAGTCGGTTGGGGATGATTCATGTCCCTCAAACAAAACACGACGATACTCTGCCAGTTACCGCTTAGACAAAGAGGCGGTGACCCCGGTTCGTTGCGTTCAATGTGGGGGCGCACAGATCTCAGAAATCAAAGCGCGGGAGAAGGCATCTCATCTCAATTGGCGGCTATTCCGTATGGCCATCTTGATCCTTCCGCTTGGGTGATGCCGTACAAGAGCGGAGCAATGTCGGCGTTCACATACGTCGGGGCTCAGTTCACGGCAAACCCGATCAATCTTGCAGCGGGCGTAAACATCTCTGGTGATTCCAGCGTTGCATTCATTGCTGGCCCATCGCTCCTTCAGCTCATCGTTTCATTGGTGGGCGATTGCACGTTCACATTCACCGTCAATCCAGCAACGCTTCCAGGCGTTCTGAATGCATCAGGAAACGCTGATAATGTATTCACCGTTGGCCCAAGTTCGATTGGAGCTATCACGGACCTTACCGGTAGCCTTGTTGTTACGTTCACTGATTCAGGGACTGCAACTGCCATCGGAATCCTCGCTGGCGACGTTACTCCATACACTGAGCTTTCGCCTGAGACTTTGGCGGCAGCGGTAATCGCTGCCTCGCAAACCACCCCAATCGTTGCTGATGCCAAGAATGTGGTTGGAAATTATCAGGACCAATGGAAAATAAGGTCAACTTACAGAAACAGATCAAGAAACTGATATGGCAACCCCACTTACAGGAAGTTCAGTAGCATCCACCTACATTGGCCTACTCAAGACCTCCGACAACGCCAGTCTTACCGGAAGTCTCAGGAGCATCAGCGATGGCGGCGGAACCAATTCCGCGCTCCAGATCTCCACAACCGCAGCCAACATTGTCGGTACCCTGAATGTCACGGGTGCCACCGGACTGGCTTCGAGCCTCGCAGTCTCTGGGTTGGCCACCATTGGTTCTACGCTCGGTGTGACCGGTGCGACCAACCTTTCATCCACCCTGATCGTTACCGGTGCTACTACCCTCTCGTCCACTCTGGCAGTCACTGGTGCCGCCAATCTCTCGTCCACCCTCGCGGTCACCAGCAACATCTCCACGAGCGCGGGTAATCTGTCCGTGTTTGGAAACATCGTCCAAACCAACGCCGCCGCATCAAGTTCGTTTGCCGGAAGCCTTACTGCTTCATCGGTAACATTCAATTCAACCTTCACATGCAATGGAAATGCATCGTTTTTTGGAAACGTATCATTCGCCAATCCGTTAACAATCAATAGCACCCTCAATGTTACTGGTGCTACTGTCATATCGAACAACCTTACTGTAACCGGTTCGATTGGATCTAGCTCTTCTATTAGTGGAACTTCTTTGTCCGCAAGTGGTAACCTGACGGTAAACGGCAATACCACTATTGGTAATGCTGACGCAGATCTCCTGACGGTGAACGCGAATGTTGTTACATTCCCGAACATCACCACTCAGAATGTTGATACAGATACCGATAAGGTTATTATTCTTGATTCGACTGGAAGACTTCGGGCTTCTAACTCCAGTCAGTTTGTTCAGACTTCATTGAACTCACCTCAATGTAAGCAGACTGCAAACAAAGCCAGAGCAAGCATTGAGGCAAATACCACTGGATCTGGTGCTGATGTAATATCGGTTTCTATTACTCCACGAAGCGGCGATTCAAACATTCTTGTTTCTGCCGTTATCAACTATTCGTTTTTAACTGGTGATTCCAAAAACTGCGTTTTCAGGCTAACTAGAAACGGAACTGAGATTGGAACAAGCACTGGTACTGGAATAGTTGGAATCGCTTCTGCCAGCTACGAAGACGGTGAGATTGAGTCGATCAACAATGTTAAGATAGAGTTTCTTGATTCACCCAATACCGCCTCTGCTGTTACATACAAGATTCACATTTATGGATCTAGTGACCTGTATTTGAACTTCAACATAAGTGGTTCCGTCCAGCAAAGCACCACCTCGACGATCACGGCTCAGGAGTACTTCGCCTAATGAAACCCTCTGAAGTAGCGCAAGCAGCTTGCGATAAGCTGTCGTTCACGGACTCGGCCACGCTCACGTTGGCCAAGAAGTTCTGTATCCGCCGCTACTCCATGATCTGGGATTCGTGCCTATGGAACGATACCCTCGGAGTAACCTCTATCTCTGTCGCTGATGGCGATGAGATCAATACGATCAACACCTTCGTCACCACGGCCTACTCCTCGAACACCGGATACAATATGTACATGGACTTCCCAGTGGCCGCGAAGTTCACGATTGATGGCGATACCGATGGCATCGAAATCCCGTCCGCTGAATGGGTGTCATTCTTCCAGCTCGATCCCAACACCTGGAACAACGTCGATAGCCGTAAGTCCACGCCCAACAACTTCGTGAACTGGGTCCGCAACATGGACGTTGCCTACGGACTGGCCGGTGTCCCGAGGATCAAGCTCATCCCAGTTCCCAACGTCAACGGAACCCTCTTCGTTCTCGGCAAGAAGCAGTCCCAGATGCGTCAGTTCGGTGAGGCTCAGACCATCACCAACGACAGCAACTTCGAGCTGCACGGTGTTGAGAATGCACTGATGGCCTACACCGAAGGCGATCTCCTCGAATACTCGCGGCAGTACGGCAAAGCCCAAGCGAAGTTCCAAGAGGGAGCCGCTCAGGTCTCCATTATGAAGGACATGGAACGCGGTCAGCAGCAGCAGATCAGCCGCATCATTCCTGACAGCCTCTACGACTACACCTTTCAGGACATCACCTAATGCCATTCCAATCCTCAGACGCACTCGACGACCAGATGCTTCTAGATGGAAGCAATGGGTTCAGCACTGGTGTCGTTTCAGCTACTCGTCCAGATGCCATTCCGGCCACAAGCTTGGAATCGGCCATCAACATGGACTACGATGACTTTGGAAACCTTGTCACTCGTCTCGGGTCCGTTTCACTGGTTGGCAACAGCATCACCAGCAACTGGGAAGACGTTATCACAAACTGGGAGGCAACCACCGCCAACTTCGCGTCCAACCTCCCAGTCAACTGCCAAGTCTACTCTGGCTTCTACTTTGATACGTCCGCCTCAGAGCGTCTGGTAATCGCGCTGAATGATATCAACGCGAACACCAATCTGTTGTACTACGGATCTCCTGGTATTTCGTACAACGTCATCAGCGGATCTACGATCAATCCTCTCGCGAGATACGTTTACTTTGCTCAGCTCAACGAGAAGTTGTTCTACGCGGATGGCTATAGCGCACTGCGTTATGTCAACAGCTCTAACTCGAACGCATCCGTCGCTGCCGGAAAGATCAGCCGAATCGATGTCATCAATCAGGGGTCAAATCTTTCCACGATTCCAAATGTAACAATCTCTGCTCCTCCAAGTGGGACTACGGCTACCGCTGTTGCTATTGTTGCTAATGATGGCAATTTGGTTGCAATTAGTATTACCAATCCAGGCAGTGGATACGTTACTGCTCCAACAGTAAACATTTCCGGTGGTGGAGGATCACACGCGGTCGCATTCGTATCACTCGCCGCCCCTGCCAAGCCGCTCTATCTCACCACCCACACCAACCGTCTGTGGGCCGTGTCAGCGGATACCACAATCCAGCCCGACACCCTGTACTTCTCGGACATTCTCGATGGTGAATCTTGGGATCCGCTTGGTTCCATTCGCGTTGGTGGCGATGGCGATCCTATTCGTGGTCTCTACTCGTGGTTCGGATACCGCTTGCTCGTGTTCAAGGAGCGGTCCATCTGGACTGTGGATGCCGATCCCACGGCAGATCCCGCTGATTGGTCTATCTCGCTCGTCAGCGGAAACATCGGCTGCTCCTCGCACCGATCCATTGCTGCGGTGGGTGCTGACGTTTTCTTCCTGTCTCGTGACGGCATCCGCTCGATGGCCCAGATCCAAGCGGGTACTCAGACTAGCGTTGGACTCGCGCTCAGCAGCCCGATCAACGATCTCATCAGCCGCATTGATAAGACGCGCCTCGAACTCTGCGACGGTGTGTTCTGGAATAACCGATACCTGCTCGCAGTTCCGTTCATTCAGGAAGGACCGTTCGGTGTTGGTCTCGAAAACGAGTATGCGATGCTTCTCGAAAACGGTTACCATCTCGAACTCGAAGACCTGATCCCTCGGAATAACGCGATCATCGTATACCACTCACTGGCCCGCTCTTGGCTTGGATACTGGGACAACTGGCAGGTGAACGACTTCTTTGCCACATCGTTCTCAAGCTTTGGCCCTGTGCTGATGTTTGCTGGCGACATGACCGCAGTGTCTTCGGGAAGTAATCAGGTCTGGTCATTCAACGACTACCTGCCAAACACTCGCACCGTACCAACACCTGTTTCTTCCTATTTGGATGGTGGCTCGCAATACCAGTCCTCGGTGACCACAAAGGCTTACAACCTTGGGGAACCCATCCCCGACAAGATCGGTTACAGCATCCAGCTCGCGTTCGACAACCCGTACACCACCCAGAATACAGGTGTTACCGTTTCCTACGCCAAGGACATGACTGGAACATTCTCCACGATTGATTCTGGCCTGAGCATAACCAGTTCTCAGAAGTTCCTGAAAGCCTACAACCTCATCAGCAAGGGCCGATGGAACTCGATCCAATTTAAGGTTGAAACCAATGCGGGCGGTCGCCTGTCATTCCAATCCGCCATTCTCTCTGGCTTCGTCGATTCCGTGCGTCCTCAGCAATGAACGCACATCCGTCTATCATCGAAGCAGCTAAGCTGCTCAGGCTTCATTGGCCAACTTGTTCCACATGGAACGATGATCAGCTCCTGAACTGGATCGGCATCTTCAACAAGATGAAGCAGATCGGGATCATCAAGAATGAGAAGGGCGAGTGCATTGGTGTCGGAGCTGTTCGTTTCCTGAACTCAATCGAGGAAGCGGAGGACATTAACAACAACTTCCCTGATGGCCACATCGCTTGGATCGAGATGGTGATTGGGGTTGAACCAGAAGCCGTTCAGACGCTTTGGTTGGCCATGATGACTGTCTGTTCAGATAAGGTCACCAAGGTGGGCGGATTCAGCAGAGGCGTTTCCCGTTTGTACGATTTCAACAGATACTTCAAACTCCTAATGAACCGAAGGATTTCCTATGGGCGGATCATATAAAGCACCGGATATGGCGGCGGCAAATCGCGAGGCTGTCATGGCTTCGATCGAAACCTTTCCGCTTCAACGGCAGATCGAGGCAGCGTCTCGGATTGGAGGAGAGGTTCGGGTTCCAATCTACAAAAACGGCAAAGAAACCGGTGAGTACCGAACGGTTAATTTCAGCGGCATGTCTGACATCGATGCCACACGCGAAACAGCTCGCGCACTAGCATCTCTTGCTCCTGAGCAGACTAAGGCTCAACTCGATCTTGCAAAGGAGTACGGAACTCAGTTTGCCGAGCAACGCAGGGCCGAGCTTTCTGCTGCTGATCCTGAGCGTTACAAGCTTTACGACAAGTTCTTGCAGGATATTGGCCAGCGTTCCATTGCCGAGACCGCTCCCGCTGCCCCCACCTACGAGCGTGTCGGCATGCCTACCGGCCCGCAGGATACTGGCGAAGCAGCGAACATCCGCAGCAACCTCGAACGCCAGATCAGTGCCGGTCTCGCTCAAGCCGGAACGCTTGATCCCGCAATGATCCGAGCCGCCGAGCAAGCTGTTCGCGCTCGTGGTACTGCTACCGGAAACATCCTTGGCAACCTTTCCGCTTTCCGCGAGGCGCGGGCGGTTGGTGAGGCTATTGCGAATGCCGATGTCCAGCGTCGTCAGCAAGCTCTTGGCCTACTCCAGAGCGGCCAGACCACGAGCGATGTCGCCAATCGCCAAGCTCAGGAATCGTTCCAGAATATCCTCGCAGCCACCGGTCAGCGGAACACCGCTCAGCAACAGACCTTTGCGGGCCAGATGGCTTCGCAGCAGCAGCGTCAGGGTGCCCAGCAGCAGAACATTGCGAACATCCAGTCCGCTCTGGGTCTCCAGCCCATCGTCTCGCAAGCCGCTCAGCTTGGTGGACTCCAGCAGGGTGCGTCTCCGTTCGCTTCTCCTCAGTACATTCAAGGCATGCAGCAAGCTAGCCCTGGTCAGTTGCTTCAGACCGGTTCCAGCTTTGCGCTCCAGAACGCCCAGAACGCGTTCGAGGCTTCGCAGGCTGGTTCACCGTTGGCAATCCTCAAAGGTGTCACCGGAGCAATCGGCGCACTCGGAAGTGCTGCTGGTTGCTACGTCGCTCGCGAGTGCATTCCCGATCAGTGGGAAGCGTTCTACTTCTGGAAGGAACTCGTTGGACCCGCTTGGTTCAAGAGCTTCTACGACAGCAACGCGGAGAAGTTCGCGAAGTGGCTCAAGGATAAACCGAAGGCGAAGAAGTTGGTGGCCAACTGGATGATCGGTCGGATCAATAACTTGGTTCCTAAGGCTTGAGCTATGGCAAACGATACCACCGATTCAACAGCGGCATCGCCGAGCGATACGGTTGACGAGTTTCCCGGTTATCCGGGATATAAACTTGGTGATCTGGTCCCAGACATGGGGGGAGTTAGGATTGGTGACGTTTTTTACGGTCTTGATGCGTATGGTCGAGAGGCTCCATACAACTGGAGGAAGGGTGAATTTGAGTTTCAAGCCCCGCCAAGCAATGAGAGCGTCAAGCCGGGTGATGAAACTCTCACTTCCGATACCTATAATCCTTCATCGCCAATTTCCGGTGGGGTTACAGGAGCCGGAACGCCGCCGACTACAATCAAGCTTGAGGATGGTACGGTAGTAACTTCCGGTGGAACAGGGCTTGTTGGGTTTCCCGGTAGGCTTCCAATCGTGCTTCCGGGATCTTCGGTTACATCGACTCCGATCTTGGATCTGAGTCAGCCTCCGGTCGCTCCGGTCGCTCCTCCAAAGCCACCCAAGCCGATCACCCTTCCGGGGTCTTCGGTCACATCAACTCCGTCCATTGTCGAACCAACCACTGTTCCGATTCCCGCTCGACGGATGCAGGAGGCTTTGAACCCGTACAACGGATACATCAACTACGATCCAGAGGAGATCATGGCTGCTGCAATGAGAAGCCTTGGCGGAAGAATGGCCCGCCGATCAATGCTGAACGAACTGCGATAACATTATGGCTACTCCCGAAGAAATCAGAAAGAAGCTCGAAGCCCAGTCCACTCAACGTGTTAACCCACTGCTGAAGGGATTATCCATGCTTACCGGCGGCATCGCTGGTGAGTTCACTGGAACCAACGAGCAGATCCGCCAGCAAAGAAACGCCAAGCGGGCGTTGATGGAAGAGGATCTTGCTGCGTTGCAGGAGCAGCGCGTAATGGATCGCATGAAAGCTCAACGTCAGCTCATGCTTGAGGAAGACCTCAAGCGATTGGCCGCTGAACGTGAAGCCAATTTGCTTACCGGAACTTCAAGGGCCAAGGGTGCTGCAATGGCTTTGGGCGGAACCACCAATCAGTTCGTTGGCCCACTCGATGCGGCTACAAGAGCCGGAATAGCTGAAGCTGAACTTTCTCAAGCTCAAACGAAAAACGCGAGAATTCAGGCATTGAAGTCACGCGCTCCTGAAATGTCGGGATACCTGTCTCAGCGAGGAGTAAAACTCGGGGAACCCGATGTTGAAACGCTCGCGTTTATGGAGGCTCAGGAGAAAACGAAGGAAGCCGCTCAAAAGGAAGCTGATCGAAAGAAGCAGGGATACATGCAGTTCAATCTTCCTGGCGTTGGAACTGTCGGTGGAAGCCCTGAGCAAATTAAGGAAATAAGCAAGATGTATCCTCAACTCAAGGATTTTCTTGATAATGCTGGAACTGATAACTCTCCGTTCTCAAGCCGTTTGTCATTCGATCCTGTTACTGAAACCTATAAGCCTGTAATCACATTCAAGCCGGGAGTTCCGATTGAAAAACAGGCTGAAATAACCAAGCAGTTTCAATCTGCGTTTGGTGGAACCGGTGGATTCCCAACTGAACCAGCCGCTGGAGTAAAGGGTTCTGAAACTGCTAAGCCTACTGATATTCCCGGTTTTACAATTAAGCGTGTAAGATAATTATGCCTATCTATCAGATCACCAATGATGCTACTGGTGTTACTCTTGAATTGGAAGGCGATAAAGACCCCACTCAAGAGGATATAAATAAGGCGTTCGCTTTTGCTGGTAAACAAAAGTATCCGAATGCTCCAGTTCTTGAGGCACCACCAAGCCTGTACGAGAAGGCCAAATCGGTCGCTCCGGCATTCGCCCGTATTGCCGCTCCTTTTGCGTTTGGAACTCCAATGCCGCAAGATCTTGCGACCGTTGGAAGAACCATCCAGCAGGTCACTGGTGGTGAGCCAAAGCAGGGAATGCTCGAAGGTGCATCTCGTATCGACAAGGAAGGCATCATGGCCCTCTTGTCAGCTTCTCCTGAGAAGCGTGAATTGGGAGCGTCTCTAGGCGCAAAAGCCGCTGACATTGCAAGGATTGTTACTCCAGGACTTCGGGCTGTTCCAGAATCAGTGACTCGTCCGGCGGGGGAAGTGGCGGGCCAAGTTGCCGCTGACCTTCTGTCTCCGATGAACCTGATGACTCTTGGGATTGCTGGAGCCGCTGGAGAAGCTGCTCGAATTCCAAGATCTGTTGCTGCTGCCACTGAGTCATTTGCTGAAGCCACAGCCCCTTCTGCTGCTCGCGCTGCACAGATTGCGGATCTCACTCGCGCTGGAGAGGCGGCTCGCGCAACTGAGCAAGTTGGCCAAGCCATCCCCGCTGTTCTTGCTCCCGAGGTAACCCGTGGTGCCGCTGAATCAACCGGTGTTGCATTGCAGACCATCGCTGATCCAGAAGCTACTCCAGAGCAGAAGCTCAAGGCTTCATACGAAGCGGCTATCGGAACTCTCTTCGCAGCCGGTCTTGGCACTCAAGTGGCCCGCTCGTTTGGCATGCGCGGGAAAGGTGTAACTCAAGCTGATGTGCTTGATAACCTTGCTTCTCGAAAACAGACCGTTGGGGAAGCCATTGGCCAAGTCAGTGGACTCATTGATCAGATGGATCGCATCGTTCCGGTGCGTGATCTCAAGACTCAGTTCCGAGAACTGATTGCTGAGATGAATCCCGATGAGCCGTTCATCTATCAACCAGAAGTGATTGGAGAAGGTCCTCGCGCTCAAGTTGAAGGGGGACGACTTCCTGTTGAACAGGTGATTCAGGAAGCTCCTGAGACACTTCGTACTCAGGATCAAATACTAGCTGAACGTCTTCGCGCCCGCGACGAACGTATTGCTGCCGAAGAACAGAAGGCGTTAGAAAGTGAAGCCGCTAGTGCCGGAACACCACTCAGAACTGCTGAGCAAGCTCAGGCTCAACGATCCGCTGAGCGTCAGGCACTTCGTGAAAGAGCCGCAGCAATTCGAGAAGCCATTGGCCGACGACAGTTTTCAGCCGAGGAACTCATGCGCGGAGAACCAACTCCAGAGTTTCCGGCTGAACCTGTTCGTTCCGGTGAAATCATCACTCCTGAATTTACGGTAGAAAGACCCGCCCCTAGAGAGGGGGGAATGATTCCTCCACGGGAAGCTGAAGTTGCTCCTGCACCTGAAGGAACCGCTCTTCGATCCACTGAAGATATTCTCGCTGAACGGCTCCGCGCTCGTGATGAACGCATTGCTGCTGAACAACAAGCTGCTGCCGCTACCTCAACACCTCTTGAAACAATTGATCAGAAACTGAGCCGAGCATTGAAGGAAAGGGACACACGACTCGCTGCGGAGGCTGTTGCGGAAACGCTTGAATCTGGTGCCGCTCAAGGAGAACCCGCAAGAGTTACCCGCAAGAAGGTTGAGCAGGCCATTGGAATCGGTCGCAAGGAGGTTGGCCTACCTGTTGCCGAGGAAACTATTTTCAATGAAGTCTGGAACAAGGCGTTGGAAGAAACCCAAGGCAAGTTCCGACAGAAAGCTGAAACCGTTGCTCAGAGGCTCGAAGGACTCCGTGCTGAAATTGAACCCGGTGTCGGTGCAAACCCGTTCCCTCAACTCATGGGCGCGGCTTGGAACGGGGCTCTGTCGGTGGCTCAAGCAGTCATCCGCGCTGGAGGAAGCGTGGCCGATGGTGTTGCCGCTGGTCTTCGTTATGCCCAACAGAACTTCAAAGAGAAGTTCGACGAGAATGAGTTCTCAAACCAACTCTCTCTCACCATTGAACGCCAATCTGCCATACAAGCTCCTCCCAAGATGGAGCCTCGTGCGTTCGCTGAGCGCGTTGCAGCCGCTCCTGGTGTTCCCCCTGTGATCCGAGAAGCGGTCGCAAAATCTCCTCGCGCTTCATATTTGCAGCAAAATGTTGATCAGGTGGTTGAACAGGCATCAATGATGACCCCTGATCAGCTCAACGCTGACATTGGTAATGCAAAGTCAAATACTCGTGTTGCTTCTGGGATGGAGCTGTTCAATCGGTATTTGAATGAAGGACGCACTCAGGAGGCGATTGATCTTTCGTTGAAATTGGCAGAAAGCGGAACCACTTGGGGTCAGCTCATCAACCAGTTCAAGCTGCTCAAGTCTGCTTCTCGCGAAGGTGTTATTCAGCTCGTTGCAAAGTCGATGGATGAGCGTGGCAGAAAGCTCACTCCTGAACAGGCCACGAAACTGGGCGATTCAATGGATCAGTATCGAGGTTCAGTCGATGCTGTGAAACGCGCTGAAATCAAGCTCAAGGATGCGGTAAACAAAAACGACATCAACGGCATCAAGGTAAACTCCGGTCTTCTGGACATGGCCGATGCGTTGAAATCGGAATCTGACGTTGCGTTGAACGAGCAGATTGCGCGACTCAATCCATCCACAGCCACCGATCTGTTCATCTCAATGGTTCAAGGTTCGGTGATGTCTCCGATTTCCATCATCAGGAATGTTGTTGGAAACACGATCAACATTCCGTTGAGAGAGCTTGCTGATGTTACGGCAAGCGGGATTGACATGGCGTTGTCTGGAAACAAGAACAACAGCTACAACATCCGCGCCCGCACACTTGATCGGATCAAGGCGTTTGGAAACTCTCTTCCACAAGCCAAGAAAGTGCTGCTCAAAGGTTCCAGTGCCATGCCGTATGAACTTGGCACCGACATTGGCAATCCACTCAATTTCACACGCGCATGGGGAAACCTGTTCGATGCGATGTCCGGAAAATATCCAGATGCTCCCATTGCGAGGAACTTGGTAGAGGCAACGCTTGGAGCAATTCCCGACGTATTCCTCAGGTTGAGCCAAGCTACTGACGTTCCATTCCGCTCTGCTGATCGAGCGAGAATCATCGCTGAGATTGGGCGACAGCGTGGATTGACCGAGGCTCAAATCAAGTTGGCCACTCGTGATCCTAAGCTCATGGCAATCAGCGATGAAGCCAGTGCTGCTGGTCAGCGCGGATTCACGCCAGACGATCTCGGGTTGATCGAACACGAATCAGCCAAATCGGTGTTCCAACAGGAAAACTTTGGAACTCGAATGGTTGCTGGAATCAACCGATTCATTAAGGAAGAGGCTGGTCCTGCTGGATACATTCCGTATCGCCTTATTTCGTTGTTCCAGAAAACACCGATCAATGTGGTTGCTGAAACGATGCAATTCACACCCGCTGCTTTGCTTCAAGGTTTCAACTGGAAAAACCTGACCCCTCGTCAGCGAAACATTGCTGTTGGCCGACTCATCGTTGGAACGATGGTTGGTGGAGCATACGCCTACCTCTACGACAAGGGTGTCATCACCCCCAATCTCGATACCCCCGGCGAAACGAACAAGGCTCGCGAGTTGGCCAAATCTGGTGGTGTGATGCCTCCTGGTACTCTTAACGTCAGCGGGTTGAGACGCTTGGTTCGCGGCGAAGATCCCACGTTCAAGCCAGGTGATACCGTCAAAGATCTCTCGGCATTGGGGACAAGTGGAGCGATTGGTCTGATGGTGGGATCGGCTAAGCGATTGCAGGAGCGCAGCCCGAATGATGACCCTGATTTCTTGTCGCTTGGAAAGGGCGCGGCTCTGTCTGGCATCAACTTCGTGATGAACCAGCAGTTCCTCAAAGGAACCAGCGATTTCATTAAGCTGATGTCTGAAGAGTCTGGCAACTCACTTGACCGGTGGATCAAGAACCTCGCAGTGACTGCCGCTTCCCCGGTGGCTCCCGCGATTCTTGGCGTAATCCGCAGGTCTCAACGCGAGTATCTTCCTGCGATTGGAAACGAAGGGTTCATCAAGGATACCACAAACGAGCTGAATCAACGATTCGCTTCTCTTGGCCTGCAAATCCCAGGAACCAAAGATCCGAATGCGATGCCCGTGCGCCGCGATCTGTGGGGAGAGCCTGTGCGCCAGACTCCTAAGAGCGAGAATCCTTGGGCCTACAATCTTCTCAGCGCATCCAAGAGCCGCGAGATCGATGCCGATCCTCTCAATTCCTCGATCTACTCCACATGGCGTAGGACCGCTGATAACAAGGCGATTCCTTCTGTTCCGAACCCGAAGATTACCTACGGAAACAAGACGTACGAACGCCTCACCCCTGAGCAGTATGACCGGTACACTCAGCTCGTTGGATTCTGGCGTAGAAGCCTTGCCGAACGCGCCTATCTGAGCGGTGCATACCAGCAGAACGGCGATGATGCTCGCATCAAACTCCTGAACCAAGCCTACGACAAAGGCGCGGAAATCGGTAAGTATCGATTCCTCAAGGAACTGCGAGAATCCGGCCAAACCCTCACGCCAATCTCAGCCCGCCGAGGGTTCCAGCAACCGTCCGAGTAAATTCCCAAAAGATTTCTCTCGACAGTTTGCAACACGCGGCTACATTCGCTTGCGTGAGCGTAAAACTTCTAACCGTCCAAGAGATCGCCTCGGCTCTCGGGACTCATCCCGAGACGGTAAGGCGGTGGATTCGGTCAGGAAAACTTCCGGCTATGAAAGCCACGAAGCGCACTATCCGTGTCCGCTCCGATGTAATCGAGGAACTCCTCCGACAAAACCCACAATGAATGCAATAGCAACGACAACGCAACAGACCGACTCTGGCGAAATGTACGCCAAGATCGGTGACCCCATCACCGCCATCGAGAAGATGGGCGAGTGGATCGCAGCCAGCGGAATGCTGGGATGCACCAAGGTCGAACAGGGTAAGCTAATCGCGTGGCAATGCGCCGCCGAGAAGAAGACCCCGTTCGATTTCAAGAGAGAGTATCACATCATCAATGGCTCCCTCTCTATGAGGAGCGATGCCATGCTGGCCGGTTACCGCGCCCGTGGTGGCAAGGTTGTCTGGAAGCAGTTCGATAGCCGCGCTGCCATCGCACTCTGGACCTATGACGGCAATTCCTGCGAGATCGGGTTCTCGGTCGAGGATGCGAAGCTCGCTCAGCTCCTCCCCGCCAAGCCGGGTTCCGGGTGGGCCAAAGATCCGGGTGCAATGCTCCGCGCTCGATGCATCTCCAAAGCCATTCGCATGCTGGCTCCTGAAGTCGTCGCCGGTATCTACACGCCGGAAGAGACTGAAGACTTCCAGCCCGCAGTCACCGAAGTTGCCGCTGCTCCCACCAAGAGCTTCGACATCACCGCAAAGCTCGAAGCCCTGTTCGAGGATCGCGAGGAAGATGTGAACGCCCTGCTCCTCAAAGCCGGTCGAATCAAGGATGGTCAGACCTTCCGTGATCTCGATGACTCCATCGCCTCCAAGTACATCGCCAAGCCTGACCTGATCCTCAGCAAGCTGCCGGTGATCGTCAGCCCCGAGATCGTTGCCACGGAGGTGTCCAATGGCTGATGCCATCTACAACTTAGCGGCGGAGGTTTACCACGCCACGAAGGCTCTCTCGAAGTCCGGTCTCGATCAGTTCCGCAAGTCGCCCGCTCACTTCCGCGCTTGGCAGGATGGGACCACCCGCAACGAATCCAGTCCCGCACTGGAGTTCGGTACCGCCGCTCATTGCGCCGTGCTGGAGCCTGATCGCTTCGTAGGCCAGTACACGGTGTTCGATGGAGATCGACGCACCAAGGAGGGCAAGGCCGCGTGGCAAGCCATTCTGGACTCTGGCAAGACCCCTCTGCCTCAAGAGCAGTGGGACAACATCACCGGAGCAGCCGCTGCGGTTCACGCTCATCCAGCAGCTTCTGGCCTACTCAATGGCATCAAGGCCGAGGTCTCGTACTTCGACAACTGGAACGGTGTGGAGGTCAAAGCCCGCATCGATGGTATGGGTAGTGATTACATCATAGACCTCAAGACCACCCAGGACGCATCGGCCAACGCCTTCGCCAAGTCCGTCGCTCAGTTCCGGTACCACGTTCAAGCCGCTTGGTATCAGCGTATCACCGGTATCAACCGGTTCGTGTTCATCGCAGTCGAGAAGGAGGCTCCTTACGGAGTCGCTTGCTACGAACTCGATCAACTGGCCATCGATGTGGGTCAATCCATCATTGATGAGCAGCTCAAGACATTCATCGAATGCCAAGAACTCAACTCTTGGCCCTGTTACTCATCCCAGATCCAATCCCTTTCGCTGCCCGTGTGGGCGGCTCGTCAGTCCGAATAAACAAACCAACACATACATACTCACATGACATTCAAAGTTGATCGTTCCGCCGCAGAAGTTAAGCCGTTCGCTGGTCCCGGCGAATACACCGTGGTCATCAATTCCTGTAAGGATGATGGTCTCGACAAGTCCGGCAACAGCGTTGCCACCCTCCGCTACAAGGGCGCAAATGGTGAGGTCATCAGCGACCGCTTCCTGCTCAAGGAGACCATGATGTGGCGCATTCAAGCCCTCATCAGCGCGACCGAAGCCAACATCGATGATGGGGCCGAGTTCGATTTTAGCGTCAACGGAGCCTTCTTCCGATTCCTCCAAGGCTTCGTAGGACTCTCGCTCATCGTCGTCCTCGAAGAGGAGAAGTACACCGACAAGAACGGTGCTGAGCAGATCGCTCTTCGCGTTCGTCGCATGAAGAAGGTGCCGTCCGACATCGACACCATCTAACCCATAAAACAAAGCCCCCCGGAGTGTGCAGCCTCCGGGGGGTGATATGAGTCCAAAACAAACAAACAGAGCGCAACGACACGCTATGCAGACCAAAGATCATCCCGAAACCATTTCGACGCAAGCATTTCTGCTTCGTCCATACCAGCAACGAGCGGTCGAATGGGCCATGCTTGCCAACAGTGGACTCATCATCGCACCAGCAGGATGCGGCAAGACACTGATCGCTTCCTCGATCATCAAACACGCTGCCACCAAATTTCCCAATGTGAGCTTCGGATGGCTCGCCCCCACCCGCGAGACCTGCAATCAGGCAACCAGTGCGCTTATCGCTGCCGGGGTAGACATCTCCCGCGTCGAAGTCCGGTGCCCGCATGAGTCAGTCGATTTCTCCAAGAAGGCCGTCCTGATCGTCGATGAGGCGAAGCATGCGCCAGCCGAGACTTGGAGAAGAATCATCGAGTCCTGCCCCGGATCGGTCTTCGGTTTCGATGCCACCCCGTGGTGCGATGACCCAG